CTGAGTCTGCAATCAACAGGGAACTCCTTGAGTCTAGACGAATTGATACAAAAAGGGTCGGACATATCGAGGTTGTCACTGTAGAGGAGTTCCGTAACAAGGCACTCAAAGCGTTAGACATATACCTAGATAAACCAACAGAGGAAAGAACACCTTGTCTATTTGTATTAGACTCATTAGGTATGCTTTCCACAGAAAAAGAAATCAAGGATGCACTAGAAGACAAGAACGTCAGAGACATGACAAAATCACAACTTGTCAAAGGTGCGTTCAGAATGTTAACACTCAAATTAGGTCAAGCAAATGTCCCACTCATTGTCACAAATCATACATACGATGTCATCGGAGCTTATGTACCAACTAAAGAAATGGGAGGGGGTTCGGGACTCAAGTATGCAGCAAGTACAATCATTTATCTCAGCAAAGCAAAAGAGAAGGATGGCACGGAAGTCGTCGGAAATATTATCAAGGCAAAGACTGTCAAATCGAGGTTGAGTAAGGAGAACAAGCAGGTCAGTATCAGATTGTTCTATGATGACCGTGGTCTTGACAAATATTATGGACTGTTAGATCTTGCAGAGAAGTATGATATCGTAAAGAAGGTGGGTAACAGATATGAAATCAAGGGTAAGAAGGTGTATGCCAAGGAAGTATACAGTAATCCAGAAAAATATTTTGATGATGAGATTATGCAAGCACTAGACGAAGCATCTAGGAAGGAGTACAGTTATGGTGAGTGAGAGAGTTCCTCTTACGATTCTCAAGAATCTCCTACATGATGAAGAATACACAAGAAAGGTTTTACCTTTCATAGAATCGGATTACTTTGATGAGACAGCAGATAAAACTGTCTTTGAAGAGATATCATCGTTTCTAAAAGAGTATGACAGTCTTCCTACTAAGGATATACTTCATATTGAGGTAGAGAAGAGAACTGATTTGAGTCAGGATCAGTTTGTATCTATAGGTCAGTTGATAGATGCTCTTGATGTAGCAGAATATAGGAAAGAATGGGTGCTTGACACCACTGAAACATGGTGTAAAGAGAGAGCAATATATAATGCATTGATGGAGAGCATCAAGATTGCTGATGGGCAAGATGAAAACAAAAAACCAGATGCTATTCCTAGTATATTATCAGATGCACTAGCAGTAGGATTTGATCAACATGTAGGACATGATTACATAGATGATTCGCAAGACAGGTTCGCATACTACCACAGGGTCGAGAACAAAATCCCGTTCGATCTGGAATATTTTAACAAAATTACGTCGGGAGGATTATCGGATAAGACTCTCAACATTGCTCTTGCTGGCACAGGTGTTGGAAAATCTTTATTCATGTGTCATGTGGCAAGCTCTATCTTACTCCAAGGTAAAAACGTCCTATACATCACTCTCGAAATGGCAGAGGAGAAGATTGCGGAAAGGATTGATGCGAATTTACTCAATACAAATATTCAAGACATAAAGGATTTACCACACTCTACATTCTCTAAAAAAGTAGACAAACTTGCTGCAAAAACACAAGGAAAACTTATTGTCAAAGAATATCCAACTGCATCTGCACATGCAGGTCACTTCCGTGCCTTATTACAGGAACTGAAGTTGAAGAAATCGTTCACACCTGATATAATATTTGTAGATTATCTAAACATCTGTGCCTCATCACGTTATAGAGGTTCAGTAAACATCAACTCATACACCTATGTCAAAAGCATCGCAGAAGAACTTAGAGGATTGGCAGTCGAAGCTTCTATCCCACTATTTTCGGCAACGCAGACTACTAGGTCTGGTTTTGCTAGTTCAGACCCTAATCTTACTGACACAAGTGAATCTTTTGGTCTTCCAGCTACTGCTGATCTTATGTTTGCCCTTATTAGCACGGAGGATTTGGAAGGTCTTAATCAAATAATGGTCAAACAATTGAAGAACAGATACAATGACCCTACTATGAATAGGAGATTTGTCGTTGGTATTGATAGAGCAAAGATGAGACTGTATGATTGTGAACAAAATGCACAATCTGACATAATGATTGACGAGAATGAGACTGCAGAGTATAATGAAAAGGAATCTAAAGCGAAATTCGATGACTTCAAATTTTGATAATTACAAACGTTTTGTCAATACTGTTACTAGCATACAATCCAAAGACTCAGACGCTTTTATATACCGTTTACAAGAGCTTGGTGGTGA